ATGCTTGCTGTGCTGAGACGTCTCCAAGTTTTGATAGTCTTGCAGTTGCTTCTGTTGCTGCTAGAAGATTTTTGCCTTCTAGACCAATAGCAGAAAAAGTTTTAGCAATTTCAACAGTATCAGACATAGTCATACCAATTGTATGAGCCAGCTCTTTTGCTAAATTAGTTACATCTTTGCGAATTTGATCTAATACTTCTTGAGATTGAACAACAGCATGAGCACCATACACTTTAAGCATACTTGTCATTTGTTCATCAAATTTATAGAACATACTTGCTGTTCCCGCTGCAAACATAGCCATAGGCATAGTCAATCCAACGGTCATCTGTCTACCAGCCCATTGCATGTTCTTACCAAAGTCAATAAGTTTAATTGATCCCTGCTGAATAGCAGTATTTAAAGCTCTTTGATAAAATACTGCTTTTTCTTCTGACGTTACAACAGCATTTATATCTGTAATTAATCTGGCATACCCAGGTCTTAAAGGATCAGCAATTGAAATAGATCTATTTAATCTAGCTTGTTGTGTTGCAAGAGCATCTAATTCTGCTGATGTTCCTTTTAAGTTTGATCGCCACAAATTATAATATTGATTTAAACTTAATTTTCCTGAACCTAATTGTTTTCCAAATTTTTCAACGTTGCTAGTAAGTGCTACTTGCTCTACGTTAAATGCTCTTGTTGAAAGGATTGCACTGTCAAATGCTGCTTGTGAAGCTTTTATACTAGATACTGTTGACGCTGTGAATGGTCCACCGACAGAAGTTTTTTGAAGCGTTGTCATTGCTTCTTTTAGTTTTGCTACTTCTGCGTATACTTGCTGGAACTGTGCATTCGCAACAATATTTAGATAAATATTATTCAACTATGTATTATCCTCCACGTAATGTCCAAGACCTTCACCAATTCCAAACCCGTCTTGTTGGGCCCTGAAACCAGTTATCTTAGCAATGTCTTCACCTTCCGATGAAGCTTCATCTAGATCAACTCCTTGAAGTGCTGCTAAAAACTTTTTGTCTTCTGCGTCTTTTTTACGCATAGCATCAAGTGTTACTAACAACTCTTCAATAGATAATGATGATTCAAGATCATCATAATTTTTCCATTGACCTAAAAGAAAAGCTTCCGACTCTAACGAGGCGAGATCTAGAGATTCCCACCCAGATTCGCCCCTGGGAAGTTTGGGTCGTCATTGTTTAGCTTTAGACCACCAGCTACTTCCAGAATCTTCATTAGTGTTGGTACTTCTATCGTGTCTTCAAATAAATCTTTATCTGTTGCGAGTTCTGGAGCAAACTGCTCCATGCAAATCATCCCAGCTGCAATAAATACTTCCATTGCATCTTCTTCTGATTGAATATTGTCGTCTTGCAATTTCTTAACTACTGCAAGGAATTTCTTTAAATTTTTAATTGTGAGTGGCTTAACATTAATGGTAGTTCCATTTGAAAGCTTGATTTCAAGCGTTTCATATACTGTTGTTGGCATTATTTCTCCTTTAGTTACCTATGCATAATTATAGCAATTTATATATAAAAAACATAAAGGCCCCCCATTTCTGGGGGGACTTTATAAACTGACTATATTTAATTGTTAGAGAGTGCTGTAAACACGGTCAATAATTACACCGTATTCTGCACCATCGTAAAGATCATTATCGTCTGGAAGACAACGGAACTGAACAGGGAATACTGTTGCGGAATCACGCTTTAATCCATGAGATGTGACTTCTACCTGAACTACTCTACGTGCAACGTAGATACGTTCTTTCTTTTTAACTGCTGAAACATCTACTGCAGTACCTGCAGTTCCGATATTTCCTGGAGCCTGACCAATTGCAACGATTGAACGTTCCATTGGAGCTTCTCCTAGTGCACCACCTGAGATATTTAACTTAGAATTAGCCTGATCTGCTGTTGCACTTGTTCCTGCTGTGAAAATTGTCTTATCAGTTCCAGTTGAACCACTGTAAGTTGTTACTGTGTCTGACTGTCCGAATACAAGATGAATATTTTCTAGTGTACCTTCTGTAAGTTCTGTCTTAAGCATAACCTTAACAGTTTGCTTAAATAGACGAGCTGCATCAAGAAGCTGATCAACCATAACTTCACCATAACCTGGTTCGTATGAGACTTCAAGCCCTGCTGTTGTATAACCAAGATCTCTCCAGTCAGAAGAGGCATTTAGATAGCCTGCTGCTTTCTGAGTTTGCCAGTTTAAACCACTTGCTCCAATATCTGTTCTTGGGCGATTAGCTCCAGTTGCTGTGCTCGTAAAAATTTGAGCTGCACCTACTAGTACGTTTTTTACATTTGCTGCCATTTATTATTTCACCACCTTTATTTTTATAGAATTTTGACAAATCTTCCTCGTAATACCAATAATAACATATCGTGGCTATAATCCGAATTTAGAAGCGTCCGTCTGCCCCTGTTTTTCTTGAATAGGAATATGTAAATATCACGCTGCCAATTACATAATCTCCTTCTGTATTGTAAGGCTCTGGGGACATAACTGAGTCTATTGCAATATGATGATATAGGAATTCAGAGCTGCCTTCAAAATAGCCATTTAAATCTACCGCACTTTCATCATATCTTCTAAAAAGATCTAGCAATAAATTAGTAATTTCATTTACAACATCATAGCTTTGGGACATAACTGAAATGGTCATATTTTCTTCTGTCATCCACCATTGCACTGGTACCTGTTTTACCTCAAAATCATATATTAAATATGTTTTGCCTGGCAATAGGTTATTAAATTCTGGAATTTGTTGCGTTGGTATGATTGGAACTAAAGCTGTTGCAAAACCGTCAGCATAATAGTCGTTTTCATCTAATATGCCAGATTGAATTATTTGATTCCATACAAACTCTCTAATATCAGCTGAAGCAATTTTTGAATAATCTGTCATACTACATCAATCCCCTTTGAATATTGTTTTAATAAATTAATTATAGCAGTTTTTACTTGAGTTGGGCCTGCTCCACGCTTATTAAGAACTTTTGCTAACTCTGCATCTATAGAATTAATCATGCCAGAACGTCTAATTACATCATTTACTTTTGTTGCGTACCAGGTTGTATAAAATTTTTCAAAAGATCCTTTTGCCTGTCTTCCACCTGGATTCATATTTTTTATAACAGTTCCAGCAGCAACAAACCTAATTTGACCATTTTCAACCATAGGAATGTTTTTTGAAGCACGGTATATTATTGGTTTACCAGATTCCATGACGCTAGCTTTATCTCTAAATATATATCTAGAAGAAACAGTTTTTCCAGTTTTTCCTGGTTGTAATAATTCTTTTGCTATAGGCACTGGAGTTTTAGATTTAATAAAACCAGGCTTTATAACAAGCTTTCCTTTAGAATTTACATCTTTGTAAAGAAAAAATAACCGAGCACTTGGTGCTCCAACTTTATTCCATTCGTATATGTGATGATATGTTTTTGGATTTGCTTTTGATTCCATGTTCATTGCTTTAGCAAATGCTGTAGCTGTCATTGTAAATACAGCATTACCTATTTCTTCTAACACAGCTGCTGAGGATAACTCTTTAGCCCCACCTATTTTAAGGTTTAACTCAGACTCTATACTTAATATATCAAATTTATTTGCTTGCAGTGCTATCATTTTGGATATGTACCCTCTGCAATGTAACTTCGTAATAAGATACTTTTCCAAATGGATCTAAAACTGCGTGAGATGCTGTAACATCAAATATGGTATCTGGAGTGTCATATCTATCAATTTCAAAATACACAGATTTTCCATCTGAAGATCTTAGATTGGTTACTCTCCAACGCTTTGAAAATGGAGTTAAACATTTCATTTTTAGTTGAAGCTTTTCATCGTACTCATTATGCTTACCAATATCAAATCTTTTATTGTCAGCTTTGTTTGATGCTCCAGAAGACTTAATTGGTTCTACCTTGCATCTGATTGTTCTGTCGTAAACCCATTCTCTGATCATGGTTCCGCTACCAGGAGACTGTGTATTTTCCTGTATCATGACATCTGCTGTCATATTCATTATTGAACCAATATAGGAATCTAACATTAAATTATTGTCATTCCAACAGTACGATAATTATCAAGAATATTATCTACAATAACATCTCCAGTACCGCTAAATGCTCCTCCATCTAATTCAAATGAAATTTCAGAAAGATTAACTTTCTTCAAATATCTTTCACGCCATTGAGCGTCACGGGAAAGTATGTTTCCAACTAGCTTTATTGTGCAATATTGGATATCTTGTGGCACGTATGTCCAGCCAATTTCACCATAAATCTTGTAACGAGCATGCTCTCTAAATCTTCCATAATACAAGATTGTAGGGTCATATTGACCTTCATAAATTACATCTTGCATATTCTTTACAATTCGAATGGCTTTATTTGTGGTAGATAGCTCTACGTCATAGCCAAATGAATTAAATACTGGATCTGTTGTGTAATCTATAACAAGGATTCCATTTTCGTAAAGCTTTGTTATATTCACCATTCTTTGAACTAGCTCAATTGCATCTGAGCCATATCCAAATTGTTCTTGATCTCCCCACGCTCTTCCAAATGTTTGATTTGTATAAGATTCAATTTGATAACGTGCAACACGTTCTGCCATAACAATTTCTTGATGGCTTTTATAATCTATATCTTGCGGTCTTGTTCCAAAATTGTAATAGTCCATTATTTGCGATACTGATGCGTACGGGGTAAACACCTCATAGAAATCCTCAGAGGAAATAGATTTACCATTTACAGCATAATCCCATTGCACTCTGAGGACCCTATTCAAGGTGGTATATGAAGAATCTAGGTCAAAAGTATATTTGCCTAATTGCGGGTCATTGTACGCTGTCCCGCCATCTCCAACTGAGGTTCCGTAGTTAGCATCTGTAATTGAAACAAGAACGTCTCCGTCAGCATTAACAAGAACTCCATTTACGTAGATTTCAAACTCTGCAGTTTCTGTCGTACCTCTAACAATTTGATGCATTTAACTACCCCCTATTTAATTATAGAATTCTTGAGCTTCCTTTGGAGTTGCTGGTCGAAATCCTACCTCTGTATCAAAAATTCTCTGGGCATCTTCTTCAGACATAGCCATGAATGGATGATCCTGAGTAAAAGTGTAACCTTGTGTACTGTATGAAGGATTTTCTCTATCCATTCTTACCAAGATACTATTTTGCTTGTCCAGCTTAATTTTCTTTGCTGGTTTAGCTTCTACTTGAACTTCTTGCTTTTCAGCACCGCTGAACTTTTCATACATATCGTATGTAATACCTTCATCTTGAAGGCTTAAAATAACTGATTGCTTTGTTGCTTTTTCTGGTAATTCTATACCAAAGCTGTCTGCAACCTTTTTTAATTCATTAATTTTTAGACTGTCAAAAGACATTTATCTTTCCTCTCATGTCATAACAATTATACCATTTAGAAATATATAAGCGGGAGGCAAATTAATGCCTCCCGCTTATTTGCACCATTAAAGGTTATACTAGAATGTACCACGGGTACGTGTAGCTTCGTTAGAAACTAGTGCACCATGAGATACTGATCCGAGTGTTCCGAAATCGGAACCTCCGATCTTAACATTCTTAACGATAACATGTGCGTCATAGTTCTCAAATGCACAACCAACACGGATAAATAGAGTATACTCAATTGTATCCTTCTTTGGCTGGAAGAGACGGTAGACGACTACATCACGCTTAATACCAACGATGAAGTTCTGTGGGAATGTCAAGTGAAGATCACCGTACAAACCATTAGAAGCATCATAACCTGAAGCACCGTATGCCTTACCTGTGGAATCACGAGTTTCATCCATAAGAGGAACGTTGATCACTGGGATACCGAATGCAAACGGAGTAGTAGACCCTGGTCCACCATCGTTAGCAACAACATCACCACGGATTACGCCAGAAGCGATATCCCATGGATTAACTGAACCTGCATTTGCTGTAAGATTATATAGATAATCCTGCACTAGGTTTGAACCTGTGAAGAAGCGAAGCTGATTACGGCGTTGCTTGTACTTACGTGGCATGGTCTTGATAGCCTTGTTGAATACAGATTTATCTAGTCCTTGTGCGTTACCATCAACGACGTGTGCGTTAGCAATAGCGTTAGCTCTGAAACCTACGAATGCTGACATTAAACCAGCACCTGTACCTGTTCCATTAATAAGTGTATCTTCGATATCGTTACCTGCCTGTGTTGCCATCAAGCGTGCAATATGATCTTCGAGATCTGGACCTTCTAAGTTGTCCTCAAGAGCTTCTGCTGAGAGTTCCCAGTCAAGACGA